CCGCCAACACCCATTGAGAAGTATTCCCCGTTCTGGTTAGTGCTGAAATGCTGGATAGATTTCATATCATCAGCAATCTGGCAATTAGGGAAAATAGAACGATGAACCCTATCGTCAAGTTGGTTTCTTACCTTGCGGCCAACGTCATTTGCGCGTGTTTGGCTGTATGAACAACTGATAATATGCTTGTCTGGATTGCGGCCTAAAAACCATGCGGGGAAGAACTCGCTAACCAGGGCCGTTTTCCCATGTCTCGGCGGAGCCAGAACAATAAGCCTCATTATGTCCCCGCGCTCGACAGCTTCGAGATATTCAGCGAGCATTTCGTGCATTTTACCAATCTGATAAGCAGGAAACTGCATGGCTGTGTAGCAAAGTAACTTGCTGAATGCCAATTCTTCAATGCTTATCATTTCGGGCTGTACTTGCTTTTTGGCGGCTGCCATTACTCGTTCCCTTCGATAAGTCTTTTCGAGCTTGGGGTAACATTTATCATTGACCTTGAGTTACCATATTTAGCAGCGTTCGCAACAGCATCCAGCATTTCTTTTGGATACCTATTTTCGACTGTGCCTTGAAACTGTATCTGTTCAACATATCCCCGGTCTTGGCACTTGGACTTTAAGAAGAACAATGTCGCCACCATTCCCACCTTATTATCCATCCCCATGAACTCCCGCAGTCGTCTTTCCCCCCAGTCTTTTATTCCCTCTTCACATATATCCAACCGTTTTTTTATCTCAGGGTACTTCTTCAACCACCTATGGAGCTGCCCAGGCTTTATTCCTACGGCTTCCATTGCCTTATCTCTATCCCAATCGTTTTTTGGATATGCCTTTAGGAATAACGCGAATTTAGATTTCACAAACTCTGGAGGTGGTGCAGACACATCGTAATCGCCTTTATCGTTCTTTTGACAAACTACAACGTTTGATATTTTAGGCATTTGGAACTCCCCGGAACAAATAAAAGGTCTCTTTTGAACAAAATATATAAAAAACTAACATATTTATGTTGACATGTCCATCAAAATGTGTGTATTTTATATCCATGTGGATACTTTTTACCCACATTGTTTCAAAATGCAACAGTTTCTTAAAAAAACAGTTTGGGACGATACCAGTCCAAGTACATTGGGAAATACCACCCAAACAAAAAAAAACTTAGGAGGGCGATATGCCTTGGAAATTACGAGAAGACGGAACGATTGAAATGGAAAACGGGAATCCTGTCTATGTTCATGCAGACGGTAAAGAGGTTCCTTTCGATGCAGACGGCGCACTAAAATCAATCGGTAAATTGTCTGGCGAAATGAAGCTGACAAAAAAACAGCATCAGGAAGCTGTTGAAAAACTGGCATTGTTTGCGGCCATAGAAGACCCGGAAGCTGCAATCAAGGCAATAGAGACAGTCAAGAATCTTGACGCCAAAAAACTCGTAGATGCAGGACAGATCGACATCCTGAAAGCTGAAATGGGTAGAACCTTTGCAGAAAAAGAAGGTTCCCTGAAAAGCCAATGGACACAAAAAGAACAAGAATATCAAGGTCATCTCAAGATTAAAGATGAAGCTATCCAATCCATTCTAATGGGCGGGAAATTCGCATCGTCTGAATTCTTGAAAAAAACCAACCTTATCCCAGAAATAGCCGCCAATTACTTTGGGAAGAACTTCAAAATTGAAGGTGAAGGCGCAGAAATAAAAGTTGTTGGGTATCTCAATGGCGAAAGAATCCCAAGCCGTGAAAAGTTTGGTGAGCCTGCCGATTTTGACGAAGCACTGGCAGCGGTTATTGACGCATATCCCCACAAAGACCGAATCATGTTGGCTGGAATGTCTTCTGGTTCTGGTTCCCAAGGCAATAAACAGCATCCGCATGACATCGGAAAAAGGTTCATTGATAAAAATGACGTTAAAGGCTTTGCAGACAATCTCGAAGCCATTGCAAAAGGCGAGGTCGTTGTTCAAGGGTAAAATAGTTTACCGAGCAAGAACCCGCCATAATTTATTTCTTATTGATTTTTAGGAGGGTTCTTACTTATGGCTAATACCAATACTTTGACTTATGCTATCCCAACTCTGCTCGCACAGGGCCTTATGGCGTTACGCGCGAATTGTGTAATGCCGCGTTTGGTAAACCGAAACTTTGAGAACATGGCTGCTGAGAAAATGGCAACCATCAATGTTCCAATCCCATCTGCAATCACATCCGTAGCAGTATCCCCGTCTTATGTCCCCCCTGACACTGCCGGTGTTGTTCCTTCGAGTGTGCCTATCCCGCTTGATCAGTGGTACGAGGCGGGTTTCTTCTTGTCTGATAAAGACCAGGCAGAATCTATCGGCGGTATTATCCCGATGCAGGCTTCCGAGGCTATTAAAAGTCTTTCCAACAGAATTGACGCTGCCTTGCTCGGACTGTATGTTGATGTTTACGGTTGGGCCGGTTCATCTGGAGTTACCCCATTTGCATCTGACATTTCCGAAATCACTGCTGCTCGAACTGTGTTGAATAAACAGCTTGCGCCGAATGACGACAGACGGTTTGTTATTTCCCCTGATGCTGAGGGAAACGCACTTGGATTGAGAGCATTTCAGGATATGTCTTTTTCGGGTTCTTCGCAGGGTATTGTTGATGGCAAAATTAACCGTAAACTTGGCTTTGACTGGTATATGGATCAGAACGTTCCAGTCCATACCGCAGGAACAGTAGCCGTTTCTTGGATATGTAAAACCAGTACAGCCGTTGTAGCCGGTCTTAAAACTGCCGTAACGACTACTGGCGGAACTGCCGCAATGTTAAAAGGCGACGTGTTTACCATCGCAGGCCAAACTCAAACTTATGTTTTGACCGCAGACGCTGCTCGGTCTGGTGGCGGCGATATGACCATTTATTTTGAACCAGGTCTAAAAACAGCACTCGCCGGCGATGAGGTGATTACCATCAAAGCCTCCCATACCGTCAACTTGGCTTTCCATCGTGACGCTTTTGCGTTTGTCTCTCGGCCATTGGCTGATAATGCTGATGGACTTGGCAATATCATCCAGTCTGCAATTGATCCGGTAAGTGGACTTGCGCTACGACTGGAAGTATCCCGTGAGCATAAACGAACCAAATTCTCTTATGATATTTTATATGGCCTTGCTTGTGTCAGGCGTGACCTCGCCTGTCGTATAGCCGGATAACCAGCAAAAATATAAACCCCGACAAGGTAAATTCCCTGCTCCCTAAAAAAGAGCAGGATACTTGTTGTTACTCATAGGAGAATTGATATGGACGTTAGACTATACCCTTCTGCAAAACAGATCATTCCGACAGCGAATATTGTAACGTCGCCTACCACATCGGATTTGATTGAGACTATCCGGGGTAACGCTACCAAAAAGGCGATTACCATCGCAAACCTGCTTGCTACCCCTCCCGCATTAACCAAACTCACACTTTCAGAAACTGTTTACACGACAACTGGAGCTATCGCATCTACTGTTTCTATGGTTGCCTTGAACGGAGCCGGGAAACTGGAAATGACAATCGCTGCCCCTGCCGCTGGTCGTTTTCTTGTGATTTATCAAAAAGACACAAGAACAGACGGACATACAGTGACCCTGACTGCTGGCACTTTTGACGGAAGCACTACTGTGGCAACTCTTGACGCTGCCAATGAAGCGCTCGTACTCTTCGGCGTATCTGCTACCAGGTTTCTTATCGTTGCCAATGTTGGCGGCGTAACGTTCGCATAAGAGAGGTGGTTATGGATAACAGACTATACCCATCAGGAAAACAGATCATTCCGACGAGTTGGATTGAGACTATGCCGACAAACTCGGATATGGTTGAGGTTATTAGGGGCAATTCCAGCCAGAAGTACATCAGCCTTTTGAATCTTTTCCAAGCATATCCTGCACTCGCCAATTTGCCTTTCACTGAAACAGCATATACCGCAAGTGGAACAATATCAGGTGTGTCATGTGTTGCGCTAAACAAGCTAACGCCAAAGCTTCAAATGACAATCGCAGCACCCGAACCCGGATGGCTTCTTGTAATCTACCAGAAAGATGCCGGAACCGCCGCGCATACTGTTACGCTTACGGCTGGAACATTCAACGGAACAAACAAAATAGCAACGTTCAATGCTCAAAATAAAGGGTTGGTATTGCTTGGAGTTTCGGCAACCAGATTCTTGATTGTTGCAAACGTTGGAACCGTGACTTTTAGCGGGACTTAATAAGGAGACGTGATGATTCTCGAAACAGTACGGGTTGTGAATCCAAGCTCAGGTGATGGCATGTTAATCAACGTACAAGACTTCGATGCCTCGATTCATAAGCTATTTAAACCAATTCCAAATGCTATCAAGAGTGTGTCTGTTGATGTTGTGATGATGGATATGCCGGAAGCTGAAACAACGTCAGCACAAGAAGAATACGTTTCGGCTACTAAAAAGGGAAGGCCGTTCTCAAAAAAGTAGGGACACACAATCATGGCTTTAATCGTTGTTGCTACCGCCGGTGCTGTTGACGCCAACTCATACTGTACTCTTGCAGAGGCAGAATCTTATTTTGAGAGCAGGCTTCATAAAACGATTTGGAGTGCTGCAACAACAGCAGATAAAAACATGGCGCTTGTATGGGCTACGTCCGTACTGGATTCGACAATGAACTGGTACGGTTGGGGTATGACTGAAATCCAGTCGTTAAGATGGCCTCGCTCAGGGTTGGCAAGCCCTGATGGATGGTCAATAAGTAGTACGACTATCCCGCCATTTCTTAAAAAAGCCACTGCTGAATTTGCAATGCACCTGATTGAATCTGATAGGATGGCAGACCCGGATACTATTGGATTCAAGCAAATTGCAGTATCAAGTATCCAAATCACAACCGATAAATTCGATAGAAAATCAACCATACCACAAGCAGTTTGGAATATCGTTAGACCGTATGGCAGTAAATATTCTGGTTCTGCGTCTGTTAGCTTAGTCAGGTCATAACGAAAAGGATAACTTGGAATGTCAATCACAGTTACATCCCCAACATCTGGAAAATTCGGGTTCATCTTAAACGGCGTTTCTTCTGATGCTTCCGGTTGCGAGTTACTCAAAGCGGCTCCAACTGGAGGTCAATCCATATATATTGATCATTTGACTATCAACAACGGAGCAGATGCCATATCCGTTACTATCGGAGAAGGAGAGACAACTCCCGGTTCGGTAGATACCGCACTTATCGGGCCTATTGCAATGGCCGTCAATACATCCATCCAATTTGATTTTCCAAACAGCATGAAATTAACCCCTGGAAAACCACTCGTTATTGACGCTTCCGGCGCTGGAGCTATTTGTGTTTTTGCTTATGGCAAGGTTCGATAAATGAGCCTGAAAACAGCCATACAATCAGCAGCAATTGCAGCGTTTAAAGTTGCAGCAAGTCTTGAGAAGTCAGTGTCGATTATCAAGAACACTGGCAATCCAACGTATGATCCGGCGACTGGAATCATGACGGCTACAACCACAAGCCAAACGTTCAATGCTTTGATTGTACGTTATGAAAGAGACGAAGTGGACGGGCAAAATGTTCTTTTAACCGACTCAAAGATTATATTCCCGCAATCCAGAATGACAGGAACGCCTCTAACGACAGATACGATTACAATAGATTCTGTGAGTTGGGACATTAAGAATGTGATGCCAGACGCGGCGGATGCAACGTGGACAATTCAGGCAAGACGGGCGTGATGTATGAGCTTTGAAACTGAAATTGCAACCGAGATTGGAGTGATTAAAAAAAACGTTGGTGACGGCGTTAGACTTATCGCTGATGAGATTTTTGTGAATCTTTGCAATAACTCACCTACCCCAGGATTTGCGCCATTTTCATTAGGTTCTTATGTACTCAGTCACAGAATAAACGGTGGAAGTGCAGATGTAAGCATAACCGAGATAACCAACGAGAATATAAACGCAATAGGCGAGGCAATGTCAAACGAGTTGCCGAAATTGGATTATATCAGTCCATTCCAAACAATAGTTATCTCAAACTCCATAGATTACAACGAGAACATTGAATATCTCGGATGGAGTTTAGGGGCAGGCCCGTATCACACGTTCAAAAATACAGAAGGCACTATGGATACCATCGCACAACGGGTAATGAACGGAATCTGATGACATGGCAGACAATCTCGAAACTATAAGAGCAAGCATACAAGGTGCTTTCAATACCGGATGGGGAACGAGGACTCCGATTCAATGGGAGCAGGTGACTTACGAACCTACCCCCGGTACTGCTTATGTGACTGTGTGGATTTCCGATAGAGATGTGATTCAAGTCGGGTTCGGTTCGATTAAACCGTTCAGGGTGTTCGGAACAGTGCAGATAGATATTAATTGTCCAGTCAATACGGGGATAGTGGCGATAACCGGCCATGCAGATAAAGTCAAAGATATATTTTTAGGAAAACAAACAACGGCAGGCGTAACATTTACCAATATGAAGGTTTACAAAACAGTAATTGGCGTATGGCAACGGTGGTGCGTTTCATTTAATTTCTACAAAGACATTTTAGCTTAACAAAGGAAAAAATCATGAGTGATAGCAACAGAACTCAAATGTATTATTTACCAGAAGTTTCATGGGGCGTAACTCCGGCCAGCGCATTAACTGAAATGCGGTTTACGAGTGAGAGTTTGTCCTACGGTGTTCAAACCAAGTCGAGTGACGAAATCAGGTCAGATAGACAGCTTACCGATTTGATATTGACAGGTGCAGAGGCAACCGGCGCAATTAATTACGAGTTGTCTTATGGAACGTATGATCCATTCTTGGCGGCGGCGCTTATGGCAACGGCATGGTCAACGGCGGTAGCGATATCTGCAACTGACATATCTGCTGCAACAACCGGCAATAAATATGTTGCAGCTTCGACTGACTTTACTACGAAAAACATTACCCCAGGTCAGTGGGTTAAGGTTACGGGATTCGTTGCCGCTAATAACAACGGGTTCAAACGTGTAGTTAGTCGCACTGTCACAGATTTAGTGGTGGAAGTTCAAGGCGCGGCGCTCGTTACCGAGACTGCACCTGTAGCGGCTGTAACAATCGGCGGCTCAACTTTGAGAAATGGTGTTGCAGAGACATCTTTTACTCTCGAACGGTATCATTCTGATGTTACCCAATTCTTTACCTATCGTGGTATGGTTCCAGACACGATGGATATGAAACTTGCTGCGGGCAGTATCATCACCGGCAGTTTCAATTTTAAAGGTAAAGACGAAGTATTGGCTGGAACGACAAAAGGCACTGGCACCGCCGTAGCAGCTTCGACTACTCAGATAATTAATGCTGTCTCGAATGTGGCAAACGTTATCGAAGGCAGCACGCTTGCGGCCATGTCTGGTGTTTTCGTCAATTCGCTTGACGTATCTCTCAAGAACAATGCCAGAGGTTTGACTGCAATTGGTTCTCTCGGATCGGTCGATATGGGATACGGAAGATGTGATGTTACCGGAAACATGAAGGCGTATTTCATCAATAACACGCTATACGACAAGTATATCAATAACACAAGGTCTGGGCTTTCGTATCGGATGGCGGATGTAGCGGGCAATGCGTATATCGTAACCGTCCCGACTATTGAATTCAGTTCTGCCAAAGTGAACGCTGGTGGTGGCAATCAAGATGTGACTGTTGACATTGGCTGGACTGCACTCCGAGACGTGACATTGGGGCATACCATCCAGATTGACAGGTTCCCAATAGCGTAAACGGTTTCCATGCCTTTCCATTATGCCTTGTTACCCCGTGAGGCTTGAAAATGATGGTTAGGTGTGGATTTTTAATAAACGAAATGGCAACGGGGTAAAATAATTATGACGAATTACAAAGTAAACACAAACGGGGAGTATTTAAAATGGATCTGAAAAAAGAGTACGGAACAAACAAGAAATCAGAAGTGGATGGCGTGTGGGAAGATATGGGCGGTGGATGCAAAGTCCTTATCGCTCGAATCGGGAACGAAAATTACCAGAAGGTATTCCGGCGTATCTCGAAGCCTTACCAAAACGCAATCCGGCGTGGAACCCTCGGCAATGACAAGGCGGAAGACCTGCTGATTCAAGCGATGGCAGATTGCATTGTTCTTGACTGGAAGGGCCTTGAGGAAGATGGCAAAGCCGTGAAGTTTTCCAAGGAAGAGTGTGTCAGGGTTCTGAAAGAGTACAAAGACTTCCGTGACCATGTTTCAGAACTTGCCAATTCAATGGAGATTTTCAGGCAGGAGATGGACGCTGAGGCAGAAAAAAATTTAAAGAAGTCCTGACTTGGAGCTTCAGGGTTGGGGATCAATACGAATGGCTCCTGCAACTTCAATCAGAAGGTAATTATGTCCCGGCGCTGGAAGAACAGCCGGAATTGTTCGATGACATGACGCATTTTTGGTTAGCGTTTCACGAATGTAGCTCATCCCGTAGTGTTGGGATGAGTGTCGGGGCAATACCGTTATCAGAGATAGTTGCATTTCTTAATCTTCACTTCATCACAGATATTGATGAACGTCTTGAATACTCAAAATGGATTAGGTTTTTGGATCACGTTTACCTGAAACTTAACTCCGAGAAGTCCGAGAAAGAATCAAAAGAAAAGCCGGTCGGGAATCAGAAGAAGCTACCGGCGAAACGATAATATCCTCATAGAAAGGCTGGCGGCATGGCAACTCTCAATATTACGATAAATTCAGGCTCGATTGACGCCAGTCTTTCTGCAATTGAGACGAAAGTCACAGAATCCGCTACCCGTATCCGCAGTATATTCGCATCCGCAACAAGTGGAACACCGTCTCAAAACATTACCAGTATGAACAACGCTCTGGATAATGTTGGACGGGCTGCTGCCGCTGCCTCAAGTTCTACTGGACTTCTTGAAAAAGCATTTAAAGAATCTGCTGGAACAACAGTCCAGTATCAAAATGCTCTTGTTAATCTTTCCGATAAGTATGGCGAAAACGACGCGCAAGTAAGACGATGGCTACCCAATCTGAAATCTGCGGAAGAGGCTATCAGGCGACAATCAATGGCGATGGACGGCCAAAGAGAATCTATGGGTAAGTCTGCTGATATCGGTGACAAATTCAATGAAACCATAAGCAGAACCGCAGTTATGAACGCCGAGCTTGCAGGGAAAATCAAATACACTTCCGATGGATTCCAATCTCTATATTCAAATGCTGGCGCAGCGGAAAAGACTGTTTCCTTGTATCAGAACGCTGTTGCAGGTGCTTCACTTAAAACGGCGGCATACGGACAAGCGGTTACGGATTTAGGTTTAAGCTATGGGAAATCAAACGCTGCTGTGAGCAGGTGGCTTCCAATGTTAAATGCAGCGGAGTCTGCAATATTGAAGCAGTCAAAGGCGATGGAAGGCGCTGGAAGGTCTGGCACGGCATTTTACGATTCTGCCAACAGAGTTGCAATCATAAACGCAGAAATGTCTGGCCGCATTAAATACACATCTGACGGCTTTCAGTCTATGAGCGAAAAAGCTCAGATAGCAAGAGGATCAATGAAAGAAGTTGGTGACGCAACTGAAGCCACATCTTCATCCTTTTTGAAGATGATCCCACACGTTGCTGCCGTAACTGCTTCATATATGGCTATGAGGGCGGTATTTAGTGGCTTCACAAGCATGATAGGTGAAGTCGCCAAATTTGATTTTGAAATGGCGAGGGTTGGTGCTGCAACTGGCGCGGCTGGCGCTGAACTCGAAAAGATGGGTAATGCAGCAAGGGAAGCGGCCAAAGATTCAATATATATGGCTTCGGAAGCTGCTGCTGCAATGAAGGAGTTGGTATTTGCGGGATTTAGCGCAACAGAAGCAATGGAGGCATTACCCAATGTTTTGAAACTTGCTACCATCGAGCAAATGGGTTTGGCTAAAGCTACCGAATTTTCAGTCAACATATTAAATTCATTTAGCCTATCCACTGCTGAATTTGCCAGAGTCAACGATGTTCTTGCAACTACATCAGCAAAGACAAGTACCAATTTAACTCAAATGGGGCAGGCGATGAAATACGCTGCTCCAGCCGGGGCGCAGTTAGGGTATTCAATTGAGCAGGTATCAGCCATGTTGGGTGTGATGGCGCAGGCTGGTATCAAAGGTGGGCAGGCTGGCCGAGTATTGCAACAGGCGTTCGTGAAAACATCTGATGTCGCAAAGACACTCGGTATGGACATGAACTCCAGTTTGATAGATGTTTTGACGGAAGTTGAAGCCAAAGGATACAGCGTTTCATCTATGGCGAAGATGTTTGGGCAGGTAGCACTTAAAGGCATATTGGCGCTTAAATCCAATACCGAAGGGTACAAGGAGCTTTTGGATGCCAATATGAACGCCAATGGCGCTATGGATAAGATGGTAAACAGTATCGAAACGGCGTTAATACCACAACTTGAGAAACTTAAAGCCGTTACTGGTGATGTTGCAATTGGAATTTACAACAATTTCAAAGACCAAATTCTTGCGTCTGTTGTTTCGCTAAAGGAGAATCTTGAAGGTTCATCTGGAAGTATTGTTAGTTTTTCAACGTCGTTTATAAGCGCGATAAGTGCTGTGTCGGGGCCGGTAGTTGATTTAGGAAAAGATTTATTAGCACTGCATTTACTTATCAAGGCAGGTATTGGGTTACAAGCTTTTGCCGAATCTGCAATGATTGCTGGTACTGGGTCTATTGCATTGCACTCTGCGTTAGTTAAATTAAGGTCTCAATTAACATTAACCAACTTAGGACTAACGGAAGCCAGTGTCGCGGCCACGGCTGCAAGCGGCAAGGCATCTGTATTGAGTGTGGGATTGGTAGGTGTCGCATCTGCCGCAGCTCTTGTAATCGGTTGGAATATAGGCCATTGGCTGAGAGAATTATACGTCAATGCAAAAGAAGCCGCTAAGCAGGTAGATATTCTTAGTCAGAAAATGCAAGTGATGGTTAGTACGTCTGCAAAAACAGTATCGCTTATAGAAGGCGTAAAATCAGGTTTCATAGGTGAAAAATATTTCACTAACAATATAAGTCAGTTTGAGAAAAAGATACAGGAACTTAAACAACTTCAAAATGAAATGTCCCTTGAAGATATTTATAAAGAGGATTCAAAATACTATGTGTATAAAGATCAGATAAATGAATACACCGAAAGTATTAAGAATTTGAACTATGTTCAGACCGTGATGTTCTCTGGCAATAAAGATTCGATTGCGTCATTTGAAAAACTTGATTCAAGCCTTGTGGAAACTGCAAGAAAAACAGCAAGTCTTTCTGGCGTATCAGTCCAATACTTAGAAGACTTGAAGAAACTGGAAGCATACAAGAAATCAATAATAGATTCAGAAAAATATCAAAAAGTAGAATCTGATAGGGGTATTGAAGAG